GTTCCTCTGTAACCCATTAAGATTACGTTCTCTTTCATATAAGGATTCTTGTACACTTGGAATCTGCTGTTCAATGCACCAATCTTAGTTACACCAAATGCGAACTGAGCATCACCATTATCTGCAGTCGAAGCGTATCCTGGGATAGATTCGATGATAGTGGCAACATCAGGAGATACTACTAAGAAGTTAGCACCACCACGCAATGTTTTTTGGTGAATTTTGTTAGATACACCAGCGATTACAGTACCAAGAGTCTGGAACCATGCTTGCTGAGTGAATGCAGATGCTTGAGCCCCAGTAGAAGAGTAATTAGCGAATGCTGAACCATTCCACTCTCTACCAACAGTAGATGACCAGTAACCAGTGCTTTTAGCATCAGAGATTAACATATCCAAGATTTCGAAATCGATTTCTTGTGAGATGTACTCAGATAACATTGAAGTCAATTCAGCTTCAGCATCGATTGAGTGGTAAGCGTTCAAGTCTTGTGCGAATTCAGGAGTCCACTGTGCTTTCAACTTACGAGTCTTAGCAACGATTGGTAAACTCTTCATTTCAACATTCAATTCTGGAATATCGATATCAACTTCTGGGTTTCCACTTAGGGAAGTTCCAGTTGCTTCGAAATCACCTCTTGAAGTATCAGTTGGTTGCTTGTGGAACTTAACAGTGATATCACCGAAAGTAGCATCTTTAGCAACAAACTTAATGTTACCACCATCTAATACAGTGTACTCTGGATATTGGTCCTCAACACCAGTCAATCTGAATGCTCTGATACCTTTATCATCAAATCCAGCGATAGATGCAGTTTGTACAGTAACTACAGAAATAGTACCACTACCCAAAGCAGCTGCGTTTGAAGATGAGAACTGAGTATCATAGTTCCATACAGATGCAGCTGCAGCTGATGAAGTTGTGTACTGAGTTGCGCTTAGTGCAGAGTTCAAGCTAATAGTAGCTGATACGTTATCATTGATTGAGTATCCGAATCTACCAGCACCATACAAACCACCTGATGGGTCTGAAGTAGTTTCAGTAATACCGAATACAGAATCAGCTTGTGAATCTTTACCAGAACCAGATGTGAAACCTGGCTGAGCAGTACCATACTTAAAGTCTAAGTAGAATACTAGACCTGAAGGTAGGTTCATTGGTTGTACAGATACGAAATCTTTTGCTACGATTTCGCTGAAAATTCTTCTTACCAATGGTAGAGCTACACCAGCCCACTCTTCAGAGTTTGCTGAAGTACCAGTAGCAGAAGCTTCTTTTACGAGTTGTCTCGCTTGGTTTTCCAATAGGGTAGCAACGCCAGCTCTTTCTACGTCGCTGGCGATTCCCTCAAGAAGACCAGTCTTTTCCCACTTTGATGCAAGAACACGAGTTGCCTCAGATAATCTTTGCTGGTGAGAACTTCCTTCACTTAGGATGTTTTTTAAATTCATTTTATTCTCCTTTGAATCTTATTAATTATTTTAAGCCAGCAAGCTTTTTCCATCTTGCTGCCATTTCATTGCCCTCAGAAATAATTTGTTTCTTTGGTGCTGAACTTTTTGTTGCTTTTGAAGCGTATCCTTCTTTTACAACTGTTCTTTTCTTTTTAGCTACATTTAAGTTTTCAGCTAAAGTTGAGAAAACTAACTTCACTTCTCTTACAGAAGATGTTCTGTCGAAATTCTCAAGAACTTTTACCTTTTGGTTTTCGTTCAAGTCGAATGTTCTGAACAATTTGTTTGTGTAAAGTAGTTTAGCGTTCAACAAGTTCACTTCATTGATAGTGTTCTTCAATGATGCGATAGTGTTGTAAGCTTCTTCCAAGTCACTAGCCAAATCTTCATCTTCGTCCATGTCCTCTTCTTCGCCCATCTCTTCTTCGTTGTAATCACCCTCTTCCATTTCTTTCAAAGTTTTGATTACTTCATCCAAATCGATTTCTTCTTCTTCATCCATGTCCTCTTCTTCATCCATCTCTTCTTCGTGATAGTTTTCGTCCGCAGGTGCTTCATCTTCTTCCATTTCAGCTTCTAACTCAGCGATTACTGATTCTAAATCAAGTTCATCTTCGTCATCATCTTCCATGTCATCATCCATGTCAGCACCCATTTCTTCTTCAGAATCCATATCCAAGTCAGCTTCCATGTCATCTTCCATGTCATCATCCTCTTCAACTTCATCTTCTTCAAGTTCATCTTCTTCAGCTACCATCAATTCATCATCGTTTTCGATATCAGATGAATCGCTTGCATCATCACTTGGTTGGGCGTTATCGCCAGCACCCAAGTCTGATGAATCCAATTCTTCTTCCATCTCTTCGTCAGCATCTTCAGCCAACTTAGCAGAAATCATTGATTGTAGTTTCGGAGTGAACGCTTCTTCTAAAGCCAACTTAGCATTTGCCAACGCAGTTTCTTTAACCGCTTTAGCATCAGCGATAGCTTCAGATAACAAGTCTTTTCTTCTTGCCATTTTGTTCTCCTAAAATTTGTTTTGG